TGTAGAAATTAGGAATGAAGCTATGAAAACTCACCCAACGCATTGTGTTGAAATTGAAAGACAATGTCCAAGACTTATTACAGAAATAATCTAAATCAGTTAAATACACTTCTGTTCTTACAACAGTGTTTGTTCCTGTTGATTTCTCTATATAAAACTCTTTAGTTGAATCATCATACTTGACGTCTTTAGATAGAGGTATGTAATCAAGCTTTGATATAAAGAATCTTTCATACTTACTATCATATACACCATGTAATCCACAACCATTGAAATGATTATCTGTGTCTACATCTGGGAACCATCTAAGGATTTCAAATGCTAAGTGGTCTGTAAAGAACCTATTAAGTCCTGAACCAAATGATGACAAATCCTTTGCTTGGTTTCCTCCAATCAAGAACACTTGTCCTCTCTTAGCATCAACAGTTATTTGTCCTTGAGGAATCTTTAATAACATTTTATTCTGAGAACCTACATAGCCAAGATCTGTTTCTGCAAAATCTATTGGAGGAGAACTTGTAAAGAGAGAATTGTTTCCTAAATATGCAGCTTGAGGATTGCTTGTGTTAATTGTCAACATTGTGTTGTACAATAAGCTCTTGTTATCAAACCTAGCAAGAATAGCTCTGTTCTGAATACCATCAAGACTTGTAAGTTTACCATAGTTTTGAGGGAAATCAAAGAAGCTGATTGGTCTATATATCAACCAACTATTAACTGCATCATCTACATAGCTTTGTTGTGCTTCAGAATAAATAGCTCTGAATGGAAAATTAGTATAACATTGATCATCATCCCAATCTACAGGTAGGTGTGAGAAGAAGTTCTCTTTATTCTGTTTAGAGAATGTTACGTTATAATAGTATGTATTGTCTTGAATAATTGGAACAAAACTTTCTTGTAACCAATTGTCAGGAATGCCTGTGCTTACGTGTGGATAGAAATCTCCTTCTCTATTATTAAATGCTTGTCTAAGATTAACATTAACGTTAGATTCACAATAGAATGTAGGAACACCATAAGCAAATAAATAAAACTTACCATCATAGAACGTTCTGCCTGGATTATTAGCAGTGAGCAATTGATTGTTAGGACAATCTAGATAATTAGCTTTGTAAGATATTATATTTGTTAATGTAACTTCATTAGTACCACCTTCATCATACGTGTAATCTAATAACACTGATCTAGCTGAGTGCCAGTATTCTGGGTAGGCAACATTTCCTATTTCATCATAGAATATGTCTGAATCATCAGGAGCCCCCACTCTGTTATCAATAAAGAAAGGAAGTTTGGTTTTAAATGAGAACTTATTAATAAATGTATCTCCACCAAACACTGTTTGTATAGAAGCTATTGATGGATCAGTTATTTGAAATCCTGTATCAATTGTTTCATAAGAGTACATTTGTCCCCATTGATTAGGAAATATATTCTTTATAGATCCGTAATAAGAAACTACATTAATGCCAAATTCTTTATTTGGAGTTGTGCAATTTCCTACACTTGATATTGTATATCTAGAACGATCTTCAATTTTAGGATCTCCTGTTGGAAGAAGCAGACTTGGAGTTTGACTACAAAGTGGTAAATAACTTTTATCTTTACTTGTTCTAAGATAGACAGATGATTCTCTACTGAAATTATTTATGTTATGATCATCTCCTACATTTTGTACACCAGGAATAAGATATTGAAATAGATCAAGGGTTCTTTGTTTAATTCCTAAGTCATTAGCTATTGTATCAGAATAGTTATATTTGGCTATTGAGTTATAAGAATAAGCATAGTTTTTTCTAGTAATACCATTTATATAAATCTGTAGGTAGGCTTGGTAGGCAGTGAACATTGCAGTTGGATCAAATGTACCTGTAACTTCTGCAATACCTTGACTTGCTACTAATGCATCATATTGAGCTTCTTTTGTTATAAGTTTATACAATGCATTCTTCTTAACTTCTACAAAATGGGCACTTCCTGCACCATATAATACATTCTCAAGCTTTAATATATTTCCAAGAAAAGGTTGTCCAAATGATGTATCTGGAGAATTAAATACATATCTAAAATGAGAAGTGTACCCAGAAAATCCATTAAATTGTTGTGGGTAACATTCTGGATTTGAATTGCTACTTATTTGTTCTATTGTATAATCCAAACTTCCATCATAATACGTAGGGTATGTAGCAGACACTACTGTTGCTGGAGAACTTTTATAATCAGGTTCGTTAATACCAGATTTTTGTGACACATTAAAATATATTACATTTCCAGTTTCAGGACTTGTAATTTTAAATATTGTTACATTCTCACCAAAAATTCCTGGCTCATTTCTCGAAGTGAGTCTATATGTATCAAATGAAACTATAGTGATTGTAGGAGTTGTAGCTCTTGCTACAGGAAGTGTTAATGAACATATACGAATTGTTTCTCCAGCAATAATATTTCTTGTTGCAACTTCACCATTAGTACAATTTGTATAATCTATAATATCATCTCCTGCAGAAACAACAACGTATGTGTTACATTCGCTATTAAATGCATTACTTTCCTTTAATAGAAATGGATCATTTTGAAAGTCATTGTATGGATAGTTAGGAAAATAATATTCTGTACCTTCTCTTTCATACTTACCTACGTTTCTAAGAATACCTTTAGCAACAATTGAGCTGTTTGTAGATCTATTTCCACGTACAATTTTAAATCCAACGACAGCATCTTTCTGTTCTTGTGAAAGAGATGATAGTCTTATCAAGTTCCAAACTTGGGATGTATCAAGTCTTACACCAATAGGATAAATTGCTTCATTTTCCATTACCAGTTGTGTGTATGTACCATCAAGCGAAATGGTTGGTTCACCACTTTCAAATGCAGGACTTACAAGAATGTCTGGAAACTTATGATGTCTAATTGGTGTATTTGCAAGAGATCCCCAAACAAGTTCATTACATGGATAGACTTCTTCAGATTCCCAATAAGCAAATTCACCATATTGATATGGTGTAGCATTGCCTATAGGAATTCCTGTAGCAGTGCCTGTCACTGTAGCTGTGTTATATATTTTCCAATATGCAGCATACCCTGTAGTGCCAATTGTATAATCAGGAACACCAATAAAATCATCATTTGTACTTGGTACATCAGGAGTGGATAATTCAATAGAACTTTTGACTCTTCCTGGAATATGAAATCCATCTGTCTGCTTACCGTTCTTTAGAAGAAACACAATTTCAAATGCATACACTTCATCTCTGAGGTAGCCTCTGAGATTTGTAGCATTAAAACCATCACCATAATCTTCATTAGCAGGAAGCTTATATGTTTCCCAGTTTAATGTTATTTGATTAGCTATACCTTGATAATTAACTGTATCTATAGATGTTAAATTATCCCATACAAGAATATCTTGTACAGCTGTTAAGTCTTTAGCTATTTCGTAATATGGAAACTTCTCAAATATATCGTTTATTGTAAGCTTTATTTGTGTTTGGTTCTGACCAGTGTATGTTATTTCTCTCGTGAATGTATCAATGAAATATGTACCTACAAGTTCTACAGAAGTTATAGAATTCACTGTTTTGATTACAGCAAGATTGAAATGTTGAAAATATCCTGTAACATCTATATTACTGATGTTTAGAACAATTGCTTGTCCTACAGGATAGTTAAAATCAGGTGTTACAACCTTTGGATCAAAGATTGGTGTAGGATTTGTTACAGAATAATACGATGTATATCCATCACCTGATCCATTTGAATATTGAATAGCAAATTGATAAGTTCCTGCTGTAAGACTTCCTACATTGATTATTTCTTTAACAGCTAATTGAGGAATGCTGAAATCAGGTTGAATGTTTAGTTTGTTACAATCTAACTCATCAAGATATCGATTGTCACAAACAACTGTTCCTGGAACAATCTTTTTCCAAGAGTTTGGATCTGTAAGGTTTAAATACCTACGTTGATTAAGACCATCTGTCCAATAAATTTCTGTAGCACAATTGTTTATTTTATGTACAGCTTTATGTATAGGGTTGTCAATATTAAAATTAAGACATGCACCACTCACGTACGTGTGATAGGTGCAATCATTATTCTCCATATATCCTATTTCAGATTCTCCTGTTGTAGGATTTGTTAAAAAGAATATATGTTTGTTTTGTTCATTGATGAAATGTTCTCCTATAAGATGGAAGTCTTTAGGAAAGTTCAAACAAAGCTCATTAGAGGCATCGTTTTGATAACTAACACTATTAGCATCAAAGTTTTCTAGAGCAGCGTTAAGGGCATAAGAAAGCTTTCCTGGTTCAATCTGATTTAAAGATGAATCCATATCAAGCCCCATTCTACCAATGGCTTGCTCCAACCTGATGTTACTAGTTGTTTCTTCTTGAGCCATATCTATTAGTTCTGTTTGGTAATTCGTACATGTTAAACCTGTTCAGATCATTTTTGATCCTTCTCTGTTTAGTCCAAGCATCTTGTTTCTTAATTTCAATATCTGCCATAATGAATGCTTCATCATGTAATTGTTTGTAATACACAAGTTTCTGCTGAAGCTGATTGAATGTTTCATCATTGATTTGATTAACAAGCAGTTCAAACATTTTATATTTAATGAATGCTTCAACAAACTCTCTAATACGATAGTTATCTGGAATCATTTGATTACCAATTGTATCGTATTCATAACAATAGAACACTAAGTGCACTGTTCCGTTTCTAAAATTAGTGACAAACTTATTATCTCTAATGTCAAAACTATCATCAGCTGAACTTCCTATGTTTGCACAATCTAATGTACAATGAGCTTTTACAGAAATGTTTCCTGGCTTAAGCAAGTATTGTCTTTGTACAGAACGATTAATTGCATTATTTGTTTTATATACAGCTTGAATCAATAGAGGTAGGCATGTTAAACCATCACAACCAGGATCTGAACATCCATCATTTGTACAAGGAGTTTGATTTGATATTACAGGACTCACTTGAATGGTTGTTTGTGATGCAGCTTGAGAATAAAATGAATTAGCTGATTGATATGGTCTTGCATCTACAGATGTACACATCCATGCTTCACGTACAGCAAAGAAGTTATCTGGAAGTCTTGCTTCGAAATCACATATATCAAGATAGGTTTCTTGAATCACGTATGAGGACCTTCCTAGCTTCTTCAGACACTTGTCTAGATACGTAGGGAACATTAGGTCATCGATTGCACCAGTGTCAAAATAGCTCTTTAATTCCTCCTTAATGGTGGAATAAACAGGTTCAGGACTGACGAATTCATATTTATAATAATAACTCATTTATTTATAATTTATATTCACAGTAAATATGTTGATACTTCTCATTAGCTTTTATGTAGTGAGCAAGCATTCTTGATGTAACTCTTGATGGTTTGAAATACCAGAAGCTGGTTCCTTTTAATCTTGCAGATTCTTTAAACCAAATCCACCCAAAGAAATATCCCTCTGTGTGATAATTAAAATTATATATCACCTTTCCTTTTTCTTTGGTCTTTTGCCAATCTATAGGAAGGTTTATAAACTCATCACTTAATCCCTTCTTTTTTCTTCTCTTCTTCTTCTTAATAGAAAACTCCCCAAATCCATAAGGGAGTTTTTCTTTCTTACCTGTTTCAAGAATGTAGTTTCTAAAAGATTCGTTAAATGTGTATATGATGTTTTTCCATTGGTCAAAGCTTAGTTGCACCTCTGGATTCTTTTTACAAAAGTTTTTATAGTTTTCTTTACTCGCTGACCTCCAATCAATCTTTGTCCTCATTAACTAGTTGGTTTAACATTTGGTGCTTGTCCATCAAGCCCATCATCTGCAATGTCTGTTTTAATTGAGAAATATGTAGATAGAAGCTTTTTGGTAGTAAGCTCCAACACTTGTGATTGAAGATAACCAGGAACCGCGTATGGCTTATCAAGAGGGTTCTTACAATAGTCATCAATGATGATGTCTTCACCACAACAGCATTCTGGATAGAGAAGATCATTTGGAACATCGTTTTCAAACAATGCAGATATTCTGATTGCTCTTAAATACGGATTGTTTACATACAGATATTCATTCTGTATCCAATAGTATTCTTCGTTCTTTATAATAGGAAGTTTTAAGAGATTTATATATCTGTTCACTGTAATCTCTTTAAGTTTCTTTCCTTGACCACTCATTGCGTTTATTGAATAAACACCTTGAATGATGTATTGATAGTTTCCTTCAGCTATGCGTGGTAGTTTGAATCTGCTTCTTCCTATAGAGCAAGGATCCACATAATCACAACATTCTGAAATAGGCACTTGTACCATTTCAAGACATGGGATTGTGGTGAAAAGAGTGTCTGTTGCCCAGAGCTTTCTGAGGTTAGTTTCTCTTTTAATAAGAAGCAATGCATTATTTCTAACCTCAGACGCAATAGCTCTGTCAGTGATGAGAGAGTCTGTAGACAGCAACTTGTGCATGCTACGTACATCTGAGACTAATTTTCTTAATGTTGACATTATAAATATTGTTTGAATATATTTGTCATTCCTTCTTCGTAATCTATAAGGAATCCTGTAACTTCAGCTTTAGAGGTTGTATAACCATTCTTTTCATCCCAAGAACTCTTAGCATTTGAGAAGGCAGGTATTTGATAAAACTTAATTCCACCAAAGTCAATGCTTATTTCATGATGTTTATCTCCAGTGAATATGTAGAAGTTTTTATGAGCTGACCACTTCTCTCTGTATTCTATTGGAAATATACCAGCAAGCTTTGCAGGCTTCATAGCATCACCATGATTGAACATCATTGCTGTTTCTCCATAGCTTACATACTTTCTATACTTAGGAGAGCAATCAAATCTCACTCTAGCTATATCTCTAAAATAAGCAGCTAACCAAGTGATCATGTGCCATCCTACAAACTCATCATGATTTCCAGCTACATAGACAACTTGTAAATCATCTGTCTTCTGAAGAAGCATTATAATCATCTTTATCTCATGCTCACATATACTTTCAAAAGAGTTATGATATGTATCTACATTCTGTTGAGGAGTTCCTTTAGTTGTAGTTCCTGTAAATTCACTATTGAATTCATCAGAACCTATAACATAGAATATTGTTTCAATATAGTTTGATAAACTAGCTTGATTTACAATAACCTCCACTTTATTGTAGATGTTATCAAATCTATCATGCACGTTGTTATCACCATCTATGTCAAACTTATTTAGATGGGAGTCTTGTTTGTTGATGATTATGCATCCTGGGGACTTCTTCTTATCATAAACAGGACTATCAACATCTTTAGCTGTAGGTTTGTATTCCTTTAGAAACTCAACAAATGAGTCTTGGAACAATTGCTCAGTGGATCTCTTACTCATCCAAGCTTTAACCTGCCAATGAGGTGTACCACTGTTTCCCCAATAGTTCTGAACATATTTAGTTATTTCCCACTTAGATGTATCAATCTTTGACTTAACTATAAGCTCATCTAAAGATTTGATTTCGTCAGGAGAATTAAACACAATCTCTCCTGTTCCCTTAGAAACATCTTCTGTATATTTAACAATGGCTTCTTCTAGTTCGTTTATGTAATTAACAGTTTCAACTTGGATTGATTGCTGTGCTTTAATTTCTTTTAGAAGTTCATCCACTTCTGCTTCTGTAATATCTAGTTTATCAGCGTAGAACTTTTTACTCTTTTTCCAACTTAGCAATTGTTGTAGCTGTGTTAATAGCGATTGGTTATCAGCCATTTGTAAAAATTTATGTAAATTATCATAAAGATATGGAATATTTTTCGTATATTCCAAATTATTTTAATTGAATTGATTATATAGGTTAACGTATATAATTAAAAACCCCCAATGTAGAAACATCAGGGGAAACTCTGAAAAACCAACAAATCAGAGTTTTAGTATTATCAACAGTTATTTACAAGATTACAAAAGAGAGCTCTTAGTGCTGAATTAGTTGTTAACTCAGCTATCATTTTAGTAACAAGATCTGTAGGATCTAGTTTGTTATCTATCTTTTGAAAAGCTGCTGTAAGAAGATCGTTATTCAGTATTCCTGTATTAGGAAGATTTGGTCCTACATATGATGTATAATCAGATGTTACAGGATATCCTAAGAATAAAGGAGGTAGGCATCCGCTAGGATATGTAACATATACATTTATAGGAACATTATCATAACAAGGCATTCCAGGTAGACAAGACATATATTAATAGTTTAAGGGATGTACATAATGTAATATGCAGCAATGACAGGTTGTTTGTTATCATGAGCACCACCACTACCAGCATTTGCATTACTAACACTAATTGTTCCTTGAGTTCCACCAGATTTACCAACTGTAGAAGGAAATGGACTAGCGTTCATTGTGTATTCTAAAGGAGTTGGAGAAGCTAAATTAAGAGCTCTCGCAACTTGATTAACTGAATCTACAACAATGTCTGTTGTGTTAAAAGCATTAGCATATTGATAATGGAAGTGATCATCTGTAACAGTGGCAACGTGTGTATGCACTGGTATCTGTGTAGACAAAAGAGTTACACTGTTTGATCCAACTAGATCACCAACTGCATAGTTAGGATTGTATATAGGATCAACAGCAGGATCTACAGCAGCACTAAGAGCATTGCTTGTTCCTGCTAATTGTATAGCACCTACAGCAACTCTTCCTCTTTTATCAGGAGTTCCATTTAAACCATTACACAAATAAACCTTTGTCCAAACACCAGAACCTACTCCAGATGCTGTATTAAATCCTGTTAGAGGTCCATAATACTCATACGCAATGTATGGAACCATTCTTTCATAGTTGTTTGTACTAGGAGCAATGCTTGCTAAGTATGCAGCTATGTATGTATTGACATCTGATATCTTAACATAATTAGTATCTACATCAAGAGCAAGAGCTGCAAGGTCTACACCTAATTGACAAAGCTTAGTGATGACAGCTTGAACAATAGCATGTGTATCAGAACTAGCTGTTACACCTGTAAGACATCCTATTGTATAATCTGCATTAAGAGTGGTGAGTGTAGCATCAATTGCATCAACTTGAGTTTGAAGATCACATGCAGCTTTTACAAGAGCTTCAAAAAGCTCTACAGCTGTTGGTGGGCTACATATAGGTTTACATGTAGGCAGATAATCCACTACAAGATCACAATAAGCTGTTGGATCAATTGTAATATCTATTCCTGTTCCATCAAGAAAAGAAACCACAGCATCAATTAACGCTTGTTCAACAACAAATAGACTGTCATTGGTATTTATAGATAGATCTTCAACATCGTTTCCTGTATATCTTACACATTTATCGGACGTGGTTTCTACACAACCGTTATAACAATTATTACAACTCATTTTATAATTTATTTATGAATTAGAAGTTTAACTCTACTAGCAATCATTTCTATTGTATAACATCCTGCATAATTTATATTACACAACTTGCTCACTAATATTCTTTTATAGTTTAAAAGATCACCAATTACAGTTTGTGGAAATGGTAGATTAAGAATATATACAATATTGTTATATTGATTGTTTGCAAGCTCTGTTAGCTTACAATCAATGTCATCAATTAGAAGTTGAGGAGTGATACAATCAATACAATTAACGAGTCTTGGTGATAGCATTTTTAAATCGTTTTATACCTTTTTTAATTGTAGCATTACATGTGTGACAAAGACCGTTAATAAGTTGACAGCCGCATCCCACCTTAACACCACAGTTTCTACACTGTGCCATATTGTCTAAAATTATTTAAATAATTAGTTCCAGAACAACCACAATTGTTGCGTATAAAATTATCAAGCATTAAGTTTGCTTGCATATATAACTTATTAGAAGTTGCTACAGCACAGTTGTTAGCAGCTGCAATCGATCCTTGTATGAAATAGTATATGCTGTTAAGCTCCACCTTAGATTGTTGCTTAATCATTAAATCACACTCCATCATATCAAGTTTCATAAATGCATTGTCAAACTTCTCCTGTATCCTATCCACTCTCATTATTGTTTTGTTAACAAATGTAGTTAGAGCAGGAGCAACTGAATATGTTAGATAATAAATTCCATCAGGAAGAGGATTACTAACTCCAACAGCACTTAGTCCTAATGTAGCAGAATTGAATATGTTAAAATCATTTGGTACAAAAGGAAGGACAATAGCATCAAATCCAGGAACAGTGATTGATATTGTAGGAGATGCTGGTCCACTTGTATAAGTTGATGCATCAGCAATTCCTAATAATTTAGAATCGTGTGTATCAATCACTAATATATTTAGTACATCTGCCATGTTGATAAAAATAAATGTGCCCGAGGAATTGAGAATATCCTCTCTCACCCTCAGGCACAGGTTATATGATTTGTAAATCTACTAAGGAAGCGTTGTAGTGCTAGTGGTAGTAGTGGTAGTACATGCACTATGATTTTCTGGTGTACCAAGAGCCTCTATAAGAATCTCACTAACATCAAGTGCAAGTTGAGAACCTTGAGGAACAGCTATGATAACCATTGAATCTTCATAAATGTAATCACCCCACTGATATGCAGATTTATCATACTCAT